AAATGCCGAAATAGGCGGTGACGGAGTTGGCGTTCGTCTCCAGCATCGTGAACGAGTACGTCTCGCCGTACTCGGAGATGACCCGGCGGACGAGGTCACCACCCCACGCCCGGATGTCCGCCGTGGACTCCTCGGGCTCACCGGTCAGCCCTTCGTCGGCGATGTAGCCGACGTCGAGAAACGCGACGTTCAATGCCGCCACGGTGTCGGTGGGAAGTGCCGTCGCAAGCGGGGCGTGGTAGATGATGCCGGCCGCAGCTACACGGACGTTGGCGGCGCTAACTGCCATGTTCTTTCTCCTCGGTTAGGCGGCGACGCCGCGGACGTTCACCGATGCAGTCCACGTGTAACGGGACTGGTCGGACTCGGGGTCGGGCAGGAACGCCGGCCCTGAGAACTCGTCGATGCCGTAGACCGTCACGCCACCGGTTACGGCGCCCTCCATGCCGATCAGCACGGCACGGGCGGCCTGCGCGAGGTCGTGGGCGTCGACGTCACTCGCTGCCCACGCCTCGATCGTCAGTTGCGCGGAGTCGGTTACGACGTTGGCGCGGGGTCCGCCGGTTCGGAAGACGAGCACGAAGCGGGACGGGCGCGGGTTCGGGACGCGACTGCGGACGGGCACGCTGGTGAAACCGAGGGCGGGGAGTTGAGTGTTGAGTGCCCCGATCACGGCCGCGGCGGCGTCCGGGAACAGGATGCGCTCCACGTCTCAACCTCGGCCGGCGTCGACCGCACGGGTCAGGGCGCGGGTGGTCGCCTCGGCGCGCATCGCCTCGGGCGTCTCGGTCCACGCCATCGCCAGGGCACGGTTGCGGCCGCTCGTGGCGGACGACTCCATGCCCTCGCCGGCTGACTGTGCGATGTTGCGGGCACGGCGGGCGAGGTCGGCGCGCACACCCTCGTCCTTCAGCAGCTCCCGCATCCCGGCGTCGTTGAGCTCGATGTCGATGTCAGCCATCACGCCGACCGGATGGCGGCGACGGTTACCGACGTGACGGCCGAGTACGTGATGTCGACCTGACCGTCGGTCGGGTCGGCGAACTCGGACGGGATCGGGCCGATGATGGCGATGTTCCCGGCCGTGACCGTGACAGCGATGTCAGGGTCCGCCGTGCCGTACGTGGTGCCCGGACGCACGATCGTGACCGTCTTCGACGAGGCGTCGCCGTTGCGAACGAGCAGGTACGTGGTGGAGCCGCCGACGATGGTGTCACCACCACCGGCGGCGGTCGACATCGTCAGCAGGGTGCCGGTGACGGCCGCCGTCTGGGGGGTGAGCAGCGCCATCAGACCTTGTAGCCCTGCGTCTTCAGCGAGTCGACTGCGTCCTTCGACACGACCGAGCGGGCACCGGTCGGGGACGTCACGACGACCTCGCCGTCACCTGGCTGACGCAGTTCGTCAGGTTCGGCCGGGGGGGGCGTGCCGAACGTGGCGGGCGTATTTACCGGGGTGCTCTTCTCTGTGGTCATTACCCTGCGCCTCCATGAGGATTGTCTTGGGCTTGGTGGTGCTGGCGGCCGCTTGTGGCGGCGGGGATGCATGGGACGGCGAACAGTTCCGCACGGGTGCTCAGCAACAGATCCGGCGGGACGAGGGCGCCGATGAGGTGATCTGCGAAGTGCCCGCGTCGACTGAGACGGGGTGGGTGTTCGCTTGCCGGGCGCCGTACACGGCCGGGAACGGGAACGTTGCGTGGAACGATTACGAGGTGGAGATCGTCGGGGCGTCTGACTTCGAGGTCACGCCGGTCGGGTCCGGGGGCGGCTAGCCCTCGACCACCCGAAGCTGTGCCTCGATGTGATGCGGGCCTCGGGGCGTCCACGCCTGGTTTGGTGGTCCGTCCACCTCGAACGTGATGCCGTTCCACGTCAGGCGGTCGCCGCCCGTGATGACGGTGTCTACCGGCAGGTAGGCGATCCACCCGGACATCTGGCCCTCGCGGCCGCCGTCGGTGAGCTCGACCGTGGAACTGCGGGACACCCATCCTCGTGTGCTCGTGCTCGAGGCGGTCGCCCAGTCCTTCGTCGTGTTGCCGTAGCGGTCCGTCGACGTGCCGGCGTGCACCACGGTCACGTCGTGAACCATCAGCGTCGCGAGGGTCACGGCGTCGGTACCCGTTTCACGATGCGCCGGTCGAGCATCGACAGAATGGCGTCGGGGGACTCGTACGTGACGGAGTAGCCGGCGACGGATTCCTGGCGGATGCCCATGCCGGCCTCCACCATCGCCAGTTTGAACGCTGCCACCTTCAGGATGGCGGGCACGTCCTCCGGGGCGTAGCCGTGGCTGTACGTGACGGTGTACGACGAGTAGCGCGGCCACCATGACGGGGAGTCACGCCACAGAACCCCGTAGGCGTCGACGTGGTAGTCGGTGACGGCCTCGTCCGGGTAGACGTCGTCACCGTTGCGAACCACGGACGTGATGTCGACCACCGGCAGCTCCGGCAGGACGATGGCACGGGTGTTCGTGCCGTAGACGGTGATCGCCTCGTCCTCGACGAGGTCGATGGTCTGGCCGAGATGGTCCCGGATCTTGTCGCAGGCGGCCTCGAGGTCGTACTCGGCCCGGTCGATGTCGACGCTTTCCCCGGCGTATGACAGGAACTCGTCGAGCGAAACGAACGATGCCACGGCGATCTCCTCTCATGGCCGAGCGTGGGGAGCCGGCGTCGCCACCGACTCCCCACTCGGGTCAGCTCTTGCCGGAGTCCTTCGCCGCGCTGTGCGGCTTCGGGGCGGCCTGAGCCTTGTTCTCAGCCTTCTCGGCGGCCTGCTGGCGCACCTCGGTGACGTACGGCCGCGACCCGTGCTCGTCGAGCTCGTTGTCGGTCGCGGTGAACGTCTCGCCGCCGGTGATGATCTTGTCTCCGATGGCAACCTGAGTGCCGTCGTTGACTTTCCATCGCTTCGACATGGTGTGAGCCTCCTCAGGCTGTCTGGAGCGCCGTGATGGCGTGGAACGCCTGCGGCCGGTAGACGGCCAGGGCGAGCCTGCGCTCGGCGCGGATCGCCGTGAGGTTGCTCGTGAAGAACGAGGCGTGGGAGTTGCTGGCCTCGACGGTGAGTCCGCCGCGGTAGAACACCTGCGCCATCGTCCCGAACGCGCCGACGAGGGCGGTGTTCGCAGCGATGCGGGACGTGACGACGAGACGCAGACCCCACGGGTTGGGCGTCATCTCGACATCACCGACGCCGTACGGACCGTAGAACGGGCCGCCACCCTGGTACTGACCGTTGGCGTCCTTCGTGGTGCGGAAGGCGAGCCAGTTCGTCGGGTGCATCACGATCGCGTCCGGGTCGACGAGGGCGTTGACCTGGATGTTCGAGATGGCTGCGGCGACAGCACCGCCGATCGTGGTGGAGAGGGCGACTTCGCCGGCGATCACACCGAGGGCGGAACGGGTGCCGGTCTGGATGCCGACACGGTTGAGGATGCCGCGCAGCGCCGGCGGGGTGCCGGAGCCGTTGAGCAGTTGGTTCTCTTCCTCGTGCCGCACGAACAAGGCGAGGCGGTTGTCGAGGTACGACCGGATCTGCGCGACGTCCTCGAGCATCTCGTCGGACACCGGAATGAACGTCGCCACCTTCTGCACGAGCTCGTCCACCTGCGTGAACGTGATCGTGGACTCAGGCTTCGCGCCGGCCTCAGCGACCGGTGCGGCGGCGTTCGTGTTCGTCGTCTCCTGCATGTAGCGCACCGTGTTCGAGTCCGTGGTGCCCTGCATCAGCAGGTCGGCGACGGTGAGCTTCCGCAGCGCGACGGCGGCGGCCTGCACGATGCCGCCCGTGACGGATGGCTGCACGATCGGGGACAGTGCCTCGGTGACGTTCGCCTTCGTGGGGAACTCAGGGAGCTCGATGCCGCCCGTCGTCCACTTGCCGGTGAGACGTCCGGACTTCATGCCGTCGGTGAGCGTGCGGTAGCCGTCGGACTTGACGAAGGCGTCGCCGATCGAGGTGGCGCCGGCAGGCGCCTGCTCGGTCGGGGCGTTGAGGGTGCCGCGCATCCCGTCGATGGCGTCGGAGATCTCGTCGTTGGCCCGGAGGTTGGCGGCGCGCTCCTTGTGGAACTTCGCCTCGGTGATGAGCTCGGTGGCCTTGGCGCGCTCGGCCTCGGTGAGACCGCGGCCCTCGGCGTCGGCGGCGTTCTTGATCTGCGCGGCGGCGTCGAGCTTGCGCTCGGCCTCGGCCGTGAAGAAGTCGATGACGGAAGTGGTCATGAGAGCTGGTTCCTTAGAAGTTGGATCTGGAGGGTGATGTCCTCGTCCGGATCGCTCGCCTTGCCATGGGCCTCGGCTTCGTCGGATTTGGGTTCGTCTGCCGGCGAACCGGCGGCGATCATTTCGTCGAGCTCGTCGCGCATCCGGGTGAGGCGCGCCAGGGTCTCGCGGGAGTAGCGGGCGCCGGCCTTGACCTCGGGCTGCTCAGTCTGTTCAAGAGTGCTGATGAAGTAGCCGTGAGGGCTGGTCGCCTCGTGCAGCGCCTTGACGGCGAGCAGCTCGGTCTCCGGGTTCATGCCCTTCAGCGTCGGGCCGAGCTCGAAGAGGTCGAGGTCGAGCAGGTCGTAGGCGCCGTCCTTCGCCGTCTCGGCGTCCCGGACGCTGTAGCCGAACGAGAATTCCTTCACCCGGCGGCGCTCGAGGAGGTGGAACACCTGCTCGGCAAACGGCCGGTCGAGGTCGATGCGGCCACGCTTCACGAACAGTCCGGCGTCCGTCTCCTCGACGTCGCCGGGGTCCGCTTCGCCGATGTGGGCTTCGGGGTTGTCCCACATATGATTCCAGATGATCGGGATCGGCGCGCCCTTCTCACCCCATTCGGCGAGCGTCTTGCCGAAGGCGCCCTTGACGACACGGTCGCCGCCACGGTCGACGTTGCCGAACACGGACACCAGCGCCTCAAACTCGCCGCGCTTGCTGCCGAGCGCCTTGAACTCCGACACCGGGAACGCGCGCGTGCGCATTCCATTCGACGGCCACGGGTGCCCAGCCTCCAGCGACCGCTCGATAAGCGCGGCCGCGCCAGGTGGCAGCAGATCTTTCGGCATGATGGGGTGACCTCCGAGGGGTCAGGAAGGATTTTTTAGCGCCGAGCGCGGACGGCGCGGAGGGCGGCGTCTAGGTCTGTCATCGGGTCCGGTAGGTCATCGTCGAGCCCCTCGACGTCGACCGGTGGGGGTGGCAGCAGCACGCCGGCGAGGTACTCGCCTACGCGGGCCTCGTCGGCGGGCCGACTCGGGCGGCGAGCCATCAGTCGGCCCACGGAATCACGGCGCGCTCGGGGACGTCTAGCGCTGCCTGCCGGGCGGTGGTCACGATTGAAGCGTAGACGTCCTCGTAGGACATTCCGGGTCCGTCGAGGTCGGCGGGGATGAGCTCGGCGAGGCGGGCTCGGGCGTCGCGGGCGGGCATCGGCATCACACCGGCGCCGTCTAGACCTTCCTCGATGGTCCGGACTTCTGTCTCCCACGCTTGGAACGACATCTCGAACGGGGCCGGTCCGTGCTGTGCGGTCGTCGCGTTGCCGAGCGCACGGTAGGCCTCGTCGGCGTAGCCGGCGGCGTTCACCTGAGCGACGTGCCCGGCGGCTTCGATCTCGTCGCCGAGCAGCTTGGCGACGTCGTATCCGTCGCCGTTCACGCCGGGCGCGAACTGGTTCGGGTCGATGCGTCCGCCGTATGCCCGGTCCGACGGGAGCTTGCCTCGACGGATGGCGCCGGCGCCCTCGACTCGTCGGTTGAGCGGCAGCCAGACGTCGGACATGATGGCGTCGTCGGACATGTTGACGAGCTCGCCGCCCAGGTCGCGGCGGAGGTTGTCGGCGATCTGGTCGACTGATCCCTCTACGGAGTCGGTGTACCAGGCGCGGGACAGGCGGGCACGTTCGCCGCGACCGACCCGCTCGAGCCAGTCGTAGTCACCGCTGCCACCGCGTGATGGGCGGCGGACCTTGACGGCCTCGGAGCGCTCGAGGATGCCGAGCGCCTCGTACTGGTCGCGGGCGGCCTCGTCGGCCACACGCCGGCGCAGCGTCTTCAGCGTGCCGCGGGCGGCCTTGACTTCGTCGACGGAAACGCCGAAGCGGGCGGCCACTTCGGCGAGTGCCCGCTGCGCTCGGGTGGGTTGGGGCTCGGCGGCCTTGTCCAGACTCAGCAGGCAGTGGCAGCCGGCAACCTGGTCGACGTGTCCTCGGCCATCACCGGGCCATGCCATCCCGTTCGAGAAGTTCTCGGACACCGGTACGGATTGCCCGTTCATCTCGGGGTGTCGCGACCGTGGACTGGTCACCACCCACGTCTTCATCCGTGGCACCCCGTCTGCCTGTTCGGACTGTTTCCCGGCCTCGGTGCGGGCGAAGTTGATGAGGCAGGACGCCCGCCCGAGCGCGAGTTGGTCGGTGCGAGACCCTCTCGCCACCTCGAAGACGTTGGCGACTTCCTCCGCTCCGACGGCACGGTGAACGAGCTCGAAGGTGTGAGCGTTGATCGATTCGGCGGCGATGCGGGCGTTCTCGGACAGGAACGCGAGGGTTCTGGCCTCGTCGTAGACGCCGCGCTGCTGGAGGGCGGCGAGGTGGCCGGACTCCTTCGCTGTCTTCGTCGCCTGGACGTAGAGGTCGGCGCCGAGCTCACGGTTCCACCGGTCGCGGTCGGTGATGACTGCCTTCGCCGACTTCACCGCCCGTTCCTGCCGGGTGAAGTACCGACGGAACAGGTCGGCGTGCTCCTGGATGGCATCGTCGAGACGGGCCACCGCTGCTCTAGGCGCCGCCTTGGTCCCCCGTGACGGGGGCACGGCTTTTGGGGCGGGAAGTCCCAACGGCTCGGCGACGGCAGGCGTGCCGGGGTCGGCGGTCGGGACGGTGACGGCCGGCTGTCCGCCGTAGACCACGTTCAGCGGCATGATCGGCATGTCCCACTCGTCACCGTCGATGCGAGGCAGGTTCAGCCGGGCACGGCCCTCGTTCGGCGTCATCACGGGCACGCCGACCGAGGTGGTCAACACGGTGGCCTGTTCCTCGAACGAGCCCTTCAGCTTCTCGGCGATGTTGAACTCGACGTAGGTGGTCGACGTGCCGAGCGGCTCGAACTCGGGCAGCAACCGGAGCTCGATCTCGTCCTGAAGTTGGCGCAGCAGCGGGCCGAGCGTGTCCTGATACAGCTCCTGGTGCTTCTGCTCGGCGGACGCCTTCGTGGCCTGCCCCTGCCCGAGCAGTGACGGGTCGATGCCGTAGACGATGGCGACTTCCTCGTACGTGAGGCGCCGACCGGCGACGTATTCGGTGTCCTTCGGCGAGAACGAGGCAGGGTTCCAGACCATGCCGTCCTCGAGCACGCCGATGCGGCCCGCATTTGACCCACCTGCGAGCGTGGACTCGATATCGGCCCGGAACCGCTGACGGCCTGTGTCGGACCACTCAGGGGCTTCTAGGGGCCTCTGAATCCATCCTGACTGCCGTGCGGAGTTGCGCCACATGTTCTCGCGGTTCTGCTGGCCCGAATCGGCCTCGAGGAGCACCCGGCGGAGCGTTTCGAGGGGCGAGACGCCCTCATCTGCACTGTCGGGCGAGTAGCCGGGGAAGACGACGAGCTGATCGCGGGGGATGACCGTGCCGTCAGGCGTCCGGTAGGTGCGCCGGTGGGTCGCCGGGTCAATCTGGACGTTCAGCCACTCGGGCGAGACCCGCACCACGAACAGGCGCCGGTTAGCGCGCATCTTGCGCCAATATGCGACGTCGTAGATCGCCAGGTCCGACACCGTGTCGCGCATGTGGCGGTAACGGGTCGTCTCCGGGTTCGGGTAGCGCAGCAGCTCGGCGAGCGGGTGGTCGGGAACCTCGATGCGGTCCGTGTTCGACAGGCGCTCGTAAACCTTGGCGTTGAGTTGCGCCACGTTGCGGGCCAGGAAGTCGACGACAGCCCTTACAGCGGGCTGACGCTTGTACATCGCCCCGTATGTGCCGCAGTACCACGCTCCGCCGAGCTGGATGATCGTGTCCCGGATCGACGGGTGGAACTCGGCGCCCTTGACCAGCGCCGGCGGCGTCGGGTCGGGGTCGAGGATGTGGCGCCGGAACCAGCTCACCCGACCACCTCCATCCCTCGTGTCTCGTAGGCGCTGACACGCTTCGGCGTGGCGCGGGTGGCGGCGTCGAGCGCCATGATGCCGGCGACGACACCGTCGATCTTCTCGGTGGAGCGCTGCTTGTCGGGCTTCAGGTTCCCGGCAGGGTCCGTGCGGACGACGACGTTGTCGACCATCCACCGCATGACCGGATTCCCGCCGTGGCGGTACTGCTGGTCGAGGACGAGGCGCTCGAGCTCCTTCGTCGGCGGGGACATCGAGGCGAACCCCTGGCCCATCTGGGCGATCTCCATGCCGTTGTCGGCGAGCGCCTGGACGAACACGGCCGAGCCCCACCGGTCGAAGGCGAGCCGGCGCACATCGAACCGCTGGGCGTCCCGGTCAATTTGCGCCAAGATGGCCGCATAATCGATGACGTTCCCCTCGGTGACCGTCAGCCACCCGTCACGCTGCCAGGCGGACGCCTGACCGTTCGTGCGGCGGTCCAGACCGGGGAGCTGGTCGCCGGCGACGAAGAATCGCCAGATGGCGTCATGTCCGCCCTTGCCGTCGGGGAAGTCCCATGCCAGGGCGGCGACGTCGGTGGTGTTCGCCAGGTCGAGACCGCCGTAACAGGGTCGCCCGGCGAGCTCGTGCTCGTCGACCATGCCGGCGGTGGCATCCCACGCACCGAGGTCGAGCCAACGGTCCGATGCCTGCGTCCACTCGTTCAGGTAGAGCCGGCGGAAGGCGTTCTGTCTCGCCGGTTGGTGCTTCGCCTTCTTCGACTCGGACTCGATGAATCCGGGCTGCACCGAAACACCGAAGTTGGGGTTGACACGCTGCCAGACCTCGGGGTCGTCCCACTGCTCGGCGTCCTGGACACCCCACCAGCGGAAGTGGAACGAGCGATCCTGGACGATGCCGGCTTCGACCTTGCGGCCGTAGTCGTACTGCTCGTAACAGATGCTGTCCCGGTCGTAGCCGGCGGTCGTGATGGCGATCGTGAGCGGTTGACGGCGGGCGCCCTGCCCGGACGTCAGCACGTCCCACAGTTCCCGGTTCGGCTGAGCGTGAAGTTCGTCGAAGATGACGCCGTGCGGGTTCAGACCGTGCTTCGTCGGGGCGTCAGCCGAGAGAACCCGATAGATCGACTGGCGGCGGGGCACCTCGATCCAGTTCCGGCGTGCCGTGGCGTACTTGGCGAGCTTGCCGGCACGGACCATCTCCGAGGCGATGCCGAACACGATGCGGGCCTGCTCCCGGTCGGCGGCCACGGAGTAGACCTCGGCGCCCGGTTCATCGTCGCCGATGAGCAGGTACAGCGCCAGCGCCGCCCCGAGGGTGCTCTTGCCGTTCTTGCGGGGCACCCCGATCAGCGACGTGCGGACATGGCGGGCGCCCGAGCGGTCGGCGGGGCCGAAGATGTCGGCGACGATGTCCCGCTGCCACGGTGCCAGCGTCAGTGGACGGCCGGCCCACTCGCCTTTCGTGTGGCAGCAGTAGCGCTCGATCCAACCGACGACACGGTCAGCCCGTGCCCGCTCCGAAGATGTCGGCTTCCTCGTCATCGGGTGCCTCCGGGAGCGTCATGCGGAGCCGCGACGCCGGGTCCAGACCGAGCTTCGAGCCGAGGTTGACGAACGCCGTGACCATCGTGCCGAACCCGTGCCCCTGGTCGTGCGTCCGCAGCGACTGGTACAGCCGGCAGTACATCTCCAGCGACCCGA